CAAAAAGGGGATACCAATCTGTGCTATGAAAGAACCGGTCGTTCTCAGGTTTGCATTCAACTCTGCAAACAAGTTTTGCCCGGACATCCAGTACGCCCTTCCGTTCAACGGAACAGTTTACGTAGAATACGTATACCTCGACGAACCTGAAAGAAATTACATCAAGAAAACCCCACAGCTGTATCTCAATGAACACGTACAACTCGAGACATTTTTCGTGCCCAAAGGAGTTACTAAATTTACAGCCAAGACGCAATTTGCAAACCCAGTCAAGGAACTCTTTTTCGTGATACAGGCTGACTCAGCGCTCGGGTACAACTATGGGACGACTGATTATCTCACAAATCTCGAGCTTGATTTTAACAACGTGACCCATATACCGTACTACATAGGAACTCCTGCATTTCTCAGGTACATACAACCCCTAGAATTTCATACCCGCAAACCAGACCGGTTGTTTTACATGTATTCATTCAGTCTTGATCCACAAAATGATTCTCCCACGACTCATGTAAATTTCTCAAGAATTTTTAATCAAAATTTTACATTTAATCTTGTGAGAGGTATCCAAACCAATCTTTACGTTCGTATATATGCACTCGCTTATAATTTTGTAAAATTTGAAGGCGGTATTAGTCAAGTTTTGTTTTCTAATTATGAATCATAATGGATTTCGAGTCTGCAGCAATGGATCTCATAGTTCCCGTGCTCGAGTCAGCAACCGTACTTGCTGCACATTACGCCAAGGCATGCGGACGGGACACGGTCGTGGCCCAGGACATGAAGTTGGGCATGATGTTTGCAGCCCGCAATGTTCTCGGCAAACAGATTGGAACTTTGTACCCGGAAATTTACGAGGATTCAGAGTCTGACGAAGAGGAAGAGGAGGAAGAGGAGGGTGAGGAACCTGAATGGACACGTTACGAGGGTCAGGACAACGACATGGCTCGTCAGATGAACGAATGTGCAGCCACATGGGATGAATGGGTGCCGCAGAGTCCAGCAGAAAGAATGCTGAAAAAAGCTATAGAGCATGAGCCAAGTGCAGATATTTGAGATTGAGGATGAGGAGGAGGAGGAAGAAGAGTATCAACCCAGGAGACCAAAATATTCCACCATCGTCCTCGAGGAAGAGTACGAGGAAGATGATGAACCTCCCAGAGGATGGGATCTTCAAGAAGATAAATTTTTTCCTGTGCAATGATTAAAATGGCTGGTCTTGTTTCAAGTGTGGGTGCTCAGCTCGAGACAATGTCTCTGAACTCAATCGTCGCAGGTTTTTCATTCGCAAGTGCTATTGCATGGATGGATGTTGTTCGGTGGGTGATCTCCCAGGTTGTTCACGTGAGCAAGAATGGCGGGCAGTACTACATCCTCTCAGCCCTCTTCACCACTCTGCTTGCAATCATTGTCTATATGATCATCAGCGTGCTGGCAAAGAATGTGAAGATAAACCAGGCGCAGACAATGTACGCTGTGACGCGCTAAAGAAAGTTTTGTAAACAAATAAACCTAAAATCAACGCAAGAGTTATCAGGACCCACGGAATTTTCATCCTTTTTTCAGGAACTTTTTCAGGGACCATTGACATTGCATCAATAACGCGCTTCAGCTCCACATCTTGCAAAGGTGGTGGAGGTGGAAGTCTTCTAGGATCTTCTTTTATAAAAGCCCGTATCACGAATGCATTCGTCTCTAGACCGCGAAAGTTGAGCAGTTGACCGTTCTTGTCAAACCAACGAACCGTCAGGCGGGACAGAACGTTTATAGGTTCTGGATACTCTACTGAAATTTTGTAATCTGAAGATTCCTGAAATGTTTTTATACACGCAGACCCTACATTCATAAGTATGGGTGCAAATGACCTTCCAGCATTTGATCCGGTTATAGTACCTGTAGATCCCACTATTGATCCTGTCGCAATGTGACTCGGAGTTTTCAATTCGTCAATATCAAGATATACATATTCATTCATAGACATGTCAATCACGTTTGAAGATCTGAGAATGTACTGACCAGCATATGTGGGATCCGTCAGAGGTGCGAGAGCCGATGTGTACGTGACATTGTTTGCAAGTCCGGCCATTGCCGCAAATTCTTGAGAGGTAATTTTCAAATTAAAATTTCCAGAATTTGAAAAAAGAAAATGACCCTCGTTTGAAAGATATGTCATGTTCAGAATTCCAGCATTGGTCACGGCACTCGCAAGACCTGTAGCACTATAGAACCCTTGGGTCAGTCCCACATTTGAAGTTCCTGTTATAAAAACATTGGATGTTGAATTGAGATTATAAACCGTGTTGGGTACACGCGCACTCACGAGTTCTACACGGGAGACATTCCGGATAGGATACGAGAGATGGACCACGTAATTATTTCCACTTGGATAAATGTTTGAGTCCCTGTCATTTGAATCTGCAGTTATAAACGTCTCCATGACTATTTGAATTCTGCAGATAAAATTAAATCACGAAACTGGCTCTTTATGTTTATGAATCCCTGGTAGTCTGCAAGGGTCGCAAGGAGTCCTTGGCGAATGTCCAGAAAGTTTTGGAATTCCATCTGAGCTTTTTTTTCTAAAATTTCCTTTTTTGAATTTGGTAAATTTTTCCAGCATTGTGATGCTTCGTTCCAACAATCAGTCTGGGATTCAATTATTTCAGATGCAATGTATCGGTACATTGCCCGTGACATGTCTTTGGGTCTGTGAAATATTTTAAGAATGTTGTCAGACTCGTCATATTCTACAAGATCTGAATCGAGCCAGTCGAACATTTATATATTATCAGATTACAATCTCGACCCGGTGACCCACGCGAATCTTTGTGTCTGCGTGAACTTCCCCATTAAACGTGCTCTGGGACCAAAGACTTGCATCATTTGCCTCTATGACACCCTTGCGAAGGAGCATGAACCCAAATGGCGCCGTCTCGAGATCAATATACTGCTCGTCCCCAACGTCGCTTGGGGTCAGAGACGTACCCTCAAACACGGGATCTGGGCTTGCGAGGGTCGGCTCCTTGAGGTACAGACCCGTCGTGACGTCATGAGGGCTCTCGAGAAGTCCAAAGAAATCATCAGGGCGGAAAACGATATCACACCCAATCAACATGGCCACATCATACTCGGTCCCTGAAATTGGAGCAACACACTTCTCCAGAGTCGGCTGCTGACTCACAGCAACCTGGTGACCCCGCGATGCAGTCTGCATCACGAGATCAGTCCATGACAAGAGAAACTCACGAGAATACGTCTTTCCATGAAGACAGAAAACAACTTTCACCATTATAGAAATAAAATGACTGTATTCTTTAGATGGCAGCAGTGCTTGTAATTTTAGGAATTGTGTGTTGTTGTTCATCATCAGTTGCCAGTGCACTTGCAATTCCATTTCCAGGAAGTAGTTCAAAAGACCCTCCGCTTGATGGATTTAAAGAAGTCGCATCAGGTCGAGGTATATATGATCCAAGCGCACTTATAACATCATCATCGGGAGATGGTGGCATATTATGTGCAGAAAATTGTCAACTTGATTTTACATGCAACGGATTTAACACATGGGATAAAACTGATTCATTTGGTTTTACAACTTCATATTGTATGAAAAGAACAACAAGTATAAATCCTTTAATGACACTTCCCGGATGGATTCTTAAAAAAAATAATTCAAAAATTTTCACAAAAAATTCTTGACATTTATATATGGATGATGGTGGTGACAACACTACAGGAATAATAATTTTAATTGTTATAGTTTGTATTTTTATAGCATGCATAGTATCAGTAATTAAATTCAACTCTCCATCGAAATCAGGTTCTTCAGGACTAACTGCCGACCAAATTATGAGCGGTATTAATAGTTTAGTATTTACTACATCAACTGTTCCAAATATTTTACAGTATGGAAGTGGAATACCAGGATCTTTGAATTATGGATTATTATATAATGCATATGCTCCTTCAAATTTAGGTTCAGTTGTTTCTAAAAATCAAAATGACTGTGATGGTCTGTGTCATTCTACGCCAACATGTGTAGGGTACACAGTCGACGGTACAAACTGTCAACTGAAAAAAAATGTAACAATTGTGAATTTCTGCCCGGGTGCAAGTAATTTGTATGTTTCACGAGACTATGGGAGGACGTTTTACGAATCATATCCATATGGAAAATTTGATGATGGACTTGTAAAAAGCTTGTGGACTTTTCACGGGTCGCTTCCAGATGCAGTGTCAAACTGTCACGCGAATGATTCAATTTGTAACGGTTTTACATGGGATGGAAACTCTACAGCAGTTATGTATCCAGTTATAGTTGGACTTTCTCAGTCTACACCAGGTACTGTATATACAACACTTGAGAAAAAGCCACAGTTTGTTGTAGTAAACAATACTGCATATAATGATACACCTACATCCACGTCGACAGAAAACCCAAGTTGGGCTCAAAGTATTCCATTTAACCCTTCACATGATTCAGATTATTTTACGACATGGAACAGGAACTGGGACGCGAGCGTTGACCGGCTAGGTTCTACTTCTGCCGCATCAAACACACTAACAGTAACAAACTTGGCACAATGTCAGAATGCATGTGTTTCAAATTCATGGTGTCAGTCATTTGTGTTTAATAAATCGGCATTGACATGTTATCAAAGAATGGATCAAGTGGCGTGGCCCCGTACAAATATTGATGGAGCTACACACCAGCAATGCAGACCAGGCGTGAATGATTCTGGTGATACGTGTCCATGCGGTGTAAGTCAGGATAATAACTTCAATTGTAACAATAACATTATAGGAGCTGGGAGTGGAATATCGAACGGGTCAACTGATACATATGTTCGATTAAATCCTCCTCTTCTTGAATTTTGCTCTCAACAATGTCTCAATGGCGGGTATGAAGTCGCATGGTTTGACAGTACGAATGGAATATGCAATATGTATCAAGAACCCCCTACAAGTAAACAAACAAACAGTACAGCAACAACAGTTTGGATGACTGAAAATTTTCATCCATAATAAAAGGAGATGAGTCCACTGCTATTAATAATAATCGCATGTATAACATGTTCTGCAATTTGTGCATTTTTGTATGTAGCAGATTTAGAAATTAATAAACCAGTAGCTCAACCCGCATCTATTCTTTCAGACGCTCAAGTCCAAGCACTTGTAGATAAATTTAATAGTCAGACATCAACACCTGTTCCTTATTCAAACGTTTTGAATTATAGTATAGGACACATAGGACATGTTATGCCACCTCTTTTGCCTGCAAATTCAGTTACTATAAAACAGTGTAATACCCTGTGTAACGGGACAACTGGATGCCAAGGTTTTCAGTTTGGTTCAATAACAAATCAATGTGAACTGTTAAGTAATATTTCAAATACGTTTTATTCATATGACAACGGGTGGAACATATTCACATCTGGAAACCCACCGAATAACGGATTAGCAGCTGAACTTGTAGGCACAGGGTACAGCGCAGATCCATCAAAGAAAAAGGGACCAATAATTGGTGTAAATTCATTTGATAATTGTGCTTCATATTGTTATTCAAACGCAGCTACATGCAAGGGTTTTAGTATAAATGCATCAGGATGTACTTTATTTTCAGACACGACTGTTTCTGTAGTAGACCCATCGACAAACTCGTGGACTGTTGTCCCTGTTAACCATGGTAATGGACTTACCAGTACGTCAAACTAATTTATTTTTGTATATTAATGGGAAATGCACAGTCTCAGGTAGCAAATATTGTGAATAATTCGTGCATGACGCTTACAAATAACTACGTATCCAAAAATATAGCAAAAACAGATGCAAATAATATTAACACTCAAACATTTACACTAAATATTGGTGCAATTTCCAACTGTCCTTTGTCATTTGGGCAAAAGATCGATGCTCAAACTGTTACAATTTCATCAGTAGATGATCAATCAACCACTCAATTTTCATCAGACTTGACTACTGCATTGACAACCGCAGCTACACAAAATGCGTCAATGATGAACGGTCTCGCTTCTATTACAGGAGGGAACTCCAGTGACACTACTACAAACGTATCAAATACTATAAAACAAACAATTACTAATACAATTGATAAAACGAATATAAATACCATTGCTGCAAATTCAGTAAACACTCAAACAATGACTCTGAATATACTTGCTTGTCAGAATTCTCCTATACAAGCAAACCAGGGCATTACATCTAACGTAATTGCTCAAAATATACTTTCGACTATCACTGATAATCTTATGAAAAGTTCGCTCGTTGCTTCAGCGGTTTCAAATGCTTCACAGACGAGCACAATGACAAACACGGGGCTCGACGGTCTCGTGGCATCAATTGGATCTGCTATATCTAATATAGTAGGCGCATTTACAGGTCCTTATCAAAATATCGCGATAGGTGCATGTGTTCTGTGCGCTCTTTGCTGCGTTGCTCTTCTGTACTTTATGTTGAGCCCTGCAGGTCAACAGGCGACAACAACCGCATCACAAGCTGGAGCAAATTATGTAGGTAAAATGCATTAATCTCCTTGCATCATTACGACTGCTATAATAATAATCAAAAACACACAACAACAAAAAACCCCTCCTCCAATAAAAAGTGGTGTATTACTTTTTCCAGATGAGGTCGATGTCGAGGGTGAGGATGGAGTGCTTGAAGGAGAAGCGCTTGAAGGAGAAGCGCTTGGAGCTGAAGAAGGAGGAGTGTTTGTTACCTGAGTTTGAGTACATGTTGCATTTATAGGACTATCTTGTGCTGCTCCAATATTTACCTGAACATTGCAAATTTGAATGTTTTCTGCCGGACATGCCGCAGTATCATATGGAAATATTCCTTGATCATCTTGATTATTTGCAGCGTGTGTACACCCATGCATGAGACATCCTGCACTTGCTGGATGTAAACTGTTAATTGCAGTAGTTGCTACACCGGTCGGAAGTCCAAAAACTGGACTTATAATACTAGTAAGTCCTAGTTCTTTGACGCCATTGTACTGATAATCCGCACATCCAGGATACCCTGAGTTTGCCGCATCAAAACAATTGCTCGTTCCGGGTGAAAAACTATATTTTGAAGCATTTATACAAGAACATTTAACATCTGTTGGTTGTGCATTACAATATGTATTAAACAAATTTAAAACTGTTCCTTGCCCGCCTGTAACTGTATTATCTTGAACAATTCTTTTCATTTCATTTATTACTGCAACCTGAGTTGCCCATGTGTATGCAGTGTCAGCTTTAACACCTTGTATAAGAGCATTATCAAATTGTTCATCTGACATTATAGTAGTTTGATTATCTGTTGCTTTTCCCTTGCATCTTGAGGCATTTGAGACAAGCATTGAGGGACTTACGTTAGAGCACCAGTTTTGTTTAATTGCTAATTCATCTTGTAAAGTAATTCCTCTACCAAGAGTCATATTATCCCAATTTGAAGGAATATCAAATCCTATATTTTCTATAAAACCATCTGTCATTCTTCCACCAAAGTCGTGGTTTACTGGAGCGTCTATATTGTAACATCCACTGTAATCTTGATTAGTTGAATCTTTTTTTGACGTGTTAAAATAGCCTTCCGTGGTTCCACCCGTAATTGCACCATTCTCAAAAAATATAAATTTCCATCCAAGAGGTATCTGATATCCACGAACACTATCATTTCCATATCCAGATGGTTGTTGCGAATATGTCCAGTTGCCACCACCATCTGCCGCAATTCTTGTTCCAGTTGTAATATTCGAAGGACTTATAAATCCAGGATTGGTTTGCAACCAAGAAGAACCGTTCGCGATACATGAGTTATTATCCCCGCTATTTCCGCCCGGATCAAGTCTAACACCAGACGTATTTCGACCAAATGGTAAAATACTTGGATCAGTTGGATCTGGTTGAAAAAAAGTAGGAAGTTGATACTTATTTATTTTTGAATATAAATCTAAACCTGTACTAGAAACACTTGTTGTTCTATTGTAATTATACCAGTCTGTGTACCAACATGTAAAATTTTGATTCCGACTGTTCCCTTGCTCTGCAACAAAACCCGCACAATTCGTGTTTTGATTACACATCCATGCACATGTTTCTGGACGATCTGATACCCATCGCATTTGCCCTATATTACCTGACCCTGGTTTATCAGTATTATGGGTTACTGTATAATTATTTAAATGAGGTACTGGAGGTGTCCAGTTACCAGTACTCTTGTCAAATGGCATGACCTATTATATTGTAACAAAATAATGGAGATCGTTACTCCTTTTTATGATCTGGGTGGACGAAAATATATTGATGTAATTTTCAATTCTGAAATTTTAAAATTGAAAATTCCATTCAGGTACGGACGAGTCATGTGTAAAGTCCTGGGACTCAAGACAATTCAGGAAATGAAAAAAGGGGAAATTGTGGATGTAAAATTCCAAAAGAAAACATGGGATGGTATAGAGTTTTTAGTCCTTGAATCAATAAAGGAATGCTGACGAGGAACGGACTTCTTGTCCCTGGGTCCCAGGAGCTAAAGAAAAATCTCACTGTTAGACCAGTAGAGAATGCATTGGGGATACAGGCGCCCTCCTTCAAGGTTTGGCGCCAAGTTCACGGGTCTGACCGGATTCTCATCCCTCGCTACTATGCCTCAACCCCACCCACCAAAGATTCCAGGCGAGATCATGCTCATGCTCCCGGTATTGTTTTTAATGGACGACTTAGAGGAGAAACACGACAAATCGAAGCTTTCGATGCAGGAGTCAAAGCCTTTGGAGAAAAAGGAGGGGGTGTCCTCTCGCTCCCGTGTGGATATGGTAAATGTCTTGGCAAGGACACATTGGTAATGATGTTTGACGGAACAATTAAAAAGGTCCAAGATATTCGAGTGGGCGATGTGATCATGGGAGATGACTCGACACCGCGTAACATACTATCAACGTGTACAGGAACAGAACAACTTTACAAAGTTGTGCCTACAAAAGGCGATCCTTACGTTGTAAACGAGTCTCATATACTGAGTCTCAAATATGTTCAAAAAAGGTACAAGACGTTTGGTAAGATATTAGATATTTCTGTACTGGACTATCTCGAGACTTCCGATTCTTTCAAACATAATGAAGTTAGGGGATACCGAGTACCAGTCACATTTCCGAGTCAAAATGTCCCACTCGACCCATATATGTTTGGGTACTGGTTAGGTGATGGAATGTCCATGAAGGCGTCTATAAGTTCTCAAGATTCTACAGTTCTTCATTATTTCAATAAAAATTTAGGACAATATAATTTGCATTTAAGCCACGTATCAAACTATGATTACAATAAGCCAAATTATTTTTACAAAACTCTAAAAGATTTAAATATGATTGGTAATAAGCATATTCCTCAAGTTTACAAATGCAACTCGCGAGATGTACAACTTCAAGTTCTTGCGGGTCTCATTGACTCTGACGGGTCGGCAACTGTTGGCGGGTGGGATTTTATTCAAAAGAATGAAAAACTCTTTGATGATGTCTTATTTTTGGCGCGTTCACTCGGGTTTTCTGCTTATAAAAGCAAGTGCCTGAAAACGTGCACAAACTCGAAAGGAGGTCCTAAAACGGGTACATATTACCGTTGTTTCATAACCGGGAAAGGGGTAGAAGAAGTTCCTTGTAAAATAAAACGCAAGCAAGTCTCGCCAAGAAAACAAATTAAGGATAATTTAAATGTAGGAATTAAACTCGAAAAACTCGAAGTAGGTGAATATTTCGGGTTTGAAATTGATGGAAATCATCGGTTTGTTTTGGGAGATTTTACAGTAACACACAACACGACTGTTTCACTTGCTCTTTCATCACATCTAAAGGTCAGAACAATGATTGTGGTCCATAAGGAATTCTTAGCAAATCAGTGGGCAGAAAAAATTAAAGAATTTTGTCCAACCGCGACAATAGGGAGGGTTCAAGGGGACGTGTTTGACATTGAAAAAGATTTCGTCATTGCTTTGATCCAGACATTGTGTTTGAGACCAGAGGGTGAAGGTCCCAAAATGTTTCCAAAAGATGCATTCGATTCAATTGGCCTCGTTATAGTCGATGAGGCTCACCACATTGGCGCTCCGGCTTTTTCGCAATTCATGTTCAAGGTGTGTCCTCGGTTTACGCTCGGACTTACTGCGACGCCTGAACGCAAAGACGGGCTCACGCGCATCTTGTACTGGTTCCTCGGACCAGAGTTCTTTCGGGTCGAACGCGTGAATCAAGCCAAAACACAGGTAGTCCCTATTCACTACACGTGCGATGCCTTCAAGGAGGCTCCACCCATAACGAGGTTTGGAAAGATTAACATGGCGGGAATGATCACCGTCGTCACCGGTCTCGAGGACAGGAATGCTCTCATAGTCAAGACCGTCAGTGAAGCCCTGACTATCGGGAGGCGTGTACTGGTCCTGAGCGACCGGCGAGAGCATTGTTTTGAATTACACAAGAAAATTGGCTCTAACTCGGGGTTGTACATTGGGGGCATGAAAGAGGCTGATTTGAACGAAAGTTCTCAGAAAAGAGTCGTCATTGCGACATTCCAGCTAGCTCACGAAGGTCTCGATATTCCGGCACTGGACACTGTCATTCTCGCAACTCCAAAGTCGGACATTAAACAATCTATAGGGCGTATTATGCGAGAGGGTCCTAAAAAACAGTTTGATCCACTCATTTATGACATTGTCGATCACTGGTCTGTCCTGAATTCAATGTACAGGAAGAGATGCGCAATTTATGAAGAGGGCGGCTTTGCAGGGGTAAAGTCGGACTCCACAAAGGGTCGGTGTTTATTTTCTTAGAATTAAGTAAATGCAGCAGACGTGTGGAAACTTGACGAACGATTGGTGGGATCGGCAGATTGCCATGTACAACAAGAGCATAGATCAGCTCCTAGCAGTTGCGACAATCAAGCCTTGCCTCTCATAGAGTCACCAAGACCCAACAGAAAAACACCAGCCACGAAGAACATCACGAGATAATTACACTCGGTGTTGTCCGAGCCTGGAAGTTCTGGAAGTTTAATTTCTTCTTTAGTTTGTGGTTCCCTGTAGACTGGAGGAATTGTTACAGGAGGACCAAATGGTGCCATGGGAACACCCATCTTATTTTAGTGTCAGAAAAAAAGCAAGCCTCTCAGATCGAAACCTCCTTCTTCTTGGACTTGCGACCGCGTGGCTTGCCTTCTACAGGGACGGATCGGGTGTCGCCTCCTGCGTCAATTGAAACAATGTCCGAGACCTCATCCTCCTCCTGGCGTCCAGGCCTGGAATTCACGGCTTGAGGAGGTCCCATCATATTCATGAGCGACCCAAAGTCCATGCCCGGTCCGCGCATCTCTCCAGGGCGGAGACCCTGGGCTGGGCGTTCTCCGGCACCTGGTCCTGCTCCACCCTGAGACCGTTGGACAGCGTCCATCATGTTGCGCATAAGGTCTGGGTTTTGCTTCATAACTTGGGAAGGATTTGGTACAGCCGCCTTGAACATTGAGTTGGTCAAGTGGAACATCATAGCAGACCCGCCAACCATCATCAGCAGCTTGACCTCTGGTGCAACGCTCACCTTGGTTCGGTACTTGGCATAGAGTTCCTCAAAGACACCATCGTAGTCTTCGATATTCTCCATAGTGTTCTGGGACCAACCGTTCAGCTCAACATCGAACGGATCGAATTTGTCATTGAGAAACTCGAGACCAGTCACGCATGCCACGAGCATGCGCCGCTGAAACTTGATTGACCGCTCAACCTCGATCGAATACGTCATGCGCTTGTACTCGGTGCGGATTTCGTCAATGTCCGAAAAAATGCTCAGACGCTGGCTTGATTGAATACCCTTCTTATTCAGGCGGGAAATCTTGTTCAAAAGGTCAGCCTTCTCGTCCTCGATCGTCTTGTACCCTTCAGAAGGCACCTGCTCACCACCTCCACCTCCCTCCTGATGATCATACTCTTCAGGATCCTCACCCCCGTCATACTCCTCAGCAACAGGAGGAGGAGGTGCGGTCCGCTTATCAGGATTCATAAACATATCCATGCCATCATCTGGTGGAACCTCGCGAT